AAGATCGCGGACACCGGCGCAAGCAGCAGTTAAATCACCGTTTACAGCGTCGCACCGCCAATGAGCTTGCGTAACCACATTTTGGTCGCCGGTTACCGTTAGTTTTTCAATAGACCAGTTAAAAGTTGTCATAATTTATTCCTTAAACAGGGTCAGCAGTTTGAATATATGAATAATATGTCCAAACACTTAACGAACCGCCAGCAGAGAAACTTCCACCGCCATTTTTAGTGATGGTGACATTTGTTGTTGTTGAAGTTATCGCAGTCGCAGCGTTTTCATTAAACAAAGCTGAAACGCGGACATTCTGAGTTGGAGTAACACCAGTAGCAATTGATTGGGTTGCACCACCAGAATATGCGGCATCAAAAGCATTTGACACAGTGCTATCAACTCGAATTTGAGTCCCCAAAAGTTTAGCGCCAGCGGGGACAGCAACGGCAACTGTAATTGAACTACTAGCAGTTATTGCTTGAGAAACATAAGAAACTGTTTGAACAAACCCACCAGAAGTTTTAAAAACTCTGTTGTAAATTCCAGACCAGCCCATAGTGCTGTCATAGCCAGCAAGATCGCTATAGCTTGGATTGCCTTTGTTAATTATCCCGCTTAAAACGCCAAATGTAGATGCAGTATTTGTTGCAAGTTGGCAGTCATGGAAAAATATGCGTCTGGCCCACAAAGCACTTAGATACATTCCTTGTGCTAAATTGCCTCCAGCCATTACAACATTGTAAAAATCTACACTATTAGCGGCTTCAACTGACAAATGGTAAGAATTGCCAGTTGCGGCAATAACGCAATTATTAAACACCAATCCGCCTGGAACAGATGTATTCGTATCATGCGTTAAAGAATCAATGACCAAACCATTGCCAGGCGAACCACGCCAGTTGTTTTCCATGTAAAAATCATTAAAGTTACACAGATTTAAAGGCGTAGCTGCATCAGGTCTGTAAATGTAAAGACCTTCCTCATAGTTTGATTCAGAAACGATTTGTTGGAATAAAGCGCCCAACCCAGCGTGCATACTCACGCCTTTTTTGTTTGTCCTAAAGTTTGAATTTTGTACTGTGTAAACAGTTGTGTTGCTACCATCAATATACAAACCAAAGCCAAGACCTGCTGTATTCGCATAGCACGTCACTCTGTTTAATACGGCCGAGTTAGTTGCATCGGCTAAATGAATACCGTAATCTTTACAGCCTGTAACAGCTAAATCTTCAAGAACTACGTTATCGTTTAACTTAATGCCTTCTGTAATAAGATTATTGCCTTTAATCAACAAATTACAAAGTCGGTTGCCTTGAAACTGTGACCCAGTTGGGTCAAACATGTTTATACCTACAGAGCCTGCGGTAAAACTAAGTACAGTTGCTGGATAGGGCGTATCATATCCATAGCCAGGCGCGTCGCCTTCAATAGTTACGTACTTTATTGCAGCAAAAGTAATTACATCTGGCGCAACACTATAAACACCTCTTGGGATGAATACTTTACCGCCCAAAGTTGAAGAAAAAGAAGATATTGCGGCTTGAATTGCGGCCGCATTTGCGGCAGCAGTTCCAGAAGTACTTAGCCCAAAATCAAGCGCATTCACAGATGCGCCATTAATCATTGAGTATGAAACTTTAGTTAATGACATTTTTTTTCCTATGAATTTGCGTAGATTGTCAAATACAACGATATAGTGCCACCAGTATTATTTGTAACTGTAACTGTTCCACTTGATTTGGTTATTGGTAGGCTAACCAAAATTAAATTAGGATCGGAAATAGTTGTAACAGAGTTCAAGCCATCAAACATTACTAAAGCAGTTCTTCCGCTTGAGGCATTTGACAATTGTGCAAGCCCCGTGTAACTTGCCGCCATCGTATAACTTAATGTGCCACCAGCGCCAACAACTTTTCCGCCGCCGCCATAAGTGAGAAAATACGATATGCCAGCAGATGGGCTTCCAGTAGTAAGATACCCTGCTGCGCTAAAATTTCCGCTAGTGTCTAGTGTGGCTTGTGATGTACTTCCATTAGTACCAAATCCAAGGGGAATAGCGCTTCCAGTTGTTACGCCTTTACCTGACGTACTAACTATTAAATTTCCAGTTGAAGCTGTAACCGCAGTAGCGCTAACTGCGCGGCCTGCGGTTAAATCTGAAACAGCAACTTTAACTGTTGCGCCAGATTGAACAATTGGTAGTACTTCCGTGCCTGCAAGTGGCGTGGACGCGCCGGTTAACGCGGAGATTTTTTTATCTGCCATGATTTATTCCAATCAGGTAAAAACTACTTCAATTTTTGAAGTAAATGGAGGTGCGGTTGCAAAAGTCAGCGTTGTACCAACTACAGTATAAGTGTTTTTTTGTTGGTACACACCATTGATAAACACAAAGGTTGAAGTCTCATTAAATGGTGCAACAGACATCGTAAAGGCAACAGTTGTTCCATCGCCTGTAAAATCGTTTAACGTAATGTCTTGAGCTGTTGGCGGATACATCACCTCAATTGATGAGTTTGATGGCGGCGCTGCTGAAAAAGTTAAAGTGTTTTCAGAAATACTATATGTATTTTTGTTTTGATAAACGCCGTTAACATATACGAAAGTTACGTTTTCGTTATACGGCGCGGCGGTCAACGTAAAATCTATTTGTGTTCCGTTGCCCGTAAAATCATCGATCGTAAAAACAACTGGCCCAGAATTATTGATGTTGTCCCATGTGGCGATCAAAACATTATTTGAATCTTTTAATACAAACTTATAAGCGTTTGCAGTAATCCAAATTTCGCCACCATCCGGTACACGGCCCGCAGAATCCAAAACAATTGGATTGGTACGCGCAATATTACCTCTGTAAGTGGTGTAAGTAGTTTGAGGGCTTGTTGTGCCAGCCGCGTAAGTGTACAGCTTACCGCCAGTCAAAACTGAACCGGTATTGGTAAAAAATTGGGCCGCAACGCCGCCTACAGGAGATAAAAATACTGCCATGTTAAGGCTCCAAAAGAATCAAGCCACCGTCCTCTTGGACAAGGTTGTCACCATTTTCGCACAGCAAGTTGCCCACTGAAGCACCGCTGTCGCGTGTGCCTGTAATCAGCGTAGCAATACCGCCAAGGCCAAGGCCCAGCGCGTTACGGAGGGCGACGCCGAAGCTCATTGCTTGTTAATGGGTTTGCAGTACACCACGCCGTCATCAGCCACACGGATGGCGCTTACGCGCCAAGGAGCGCCAGTGCCCATAGGCAAATAGAACGGAATTGGTGTGTATGCGGGGATCGGAGTGCTGGCAGTTGTCGCAACAGCAGCAGGGCCAACTTCCACATAACAAGGGGTTGTAGACCAGATTACCACGCCTTCAGGACCTGGGTTCCAGTCAGAGGTGTTGGCAGCAGTGCCAGTGTAAGACGCTGTGCGGCCAGGGAAATCGGTCTTTGATAGGGGGTTTAAGAGTTCCATGATGATCCTTATGCCAAGAATTTTAGCTTGTACAGCGTGCGCAGATAAATCTCAACGATATTATCTATCAATTGTTGCAACGATGTATCAGTTTTATCGCACACATCGTATCTTGCACCTTCAATTTCAGCAAGCGAATCTTGCAAAAATTCAATAATGTTGGCCGTCTTTTTGGCCGAATGCAAGGTAATTGGGCCAATCAAACCATGACGGCCTTGGTAGGCTTCGGCAAAGTCGTCAGCCGCGTCAATGATGCGATCATAAAAAATATTGAGCGCCACATGTTTGCTGTAGCTACGGGTGTTCAAGTGAACACTGTGCGTTACATCGCGGGCTAGGAATAAAATTCCGATAAAGTCTGCGGCTTTCATTGTGGCATTCCTTGCTCAGGTGGCATCATTTGTTGTTGCGGCGCATATTCTGCGGATTCGGGCATCATTTCCATCGGTTCGCGGCCTGGCATTTCGCCAATTAAATCACCAGATGTGATCATGCCATGAACTGTGCCCATGACAATGTCTTGGATTTGTTCGGGGGACATAGATGCCTGCACGGCAGCGATTCGTTTGGTTTCGGCGTCATAAGCCTTGACTTGAGCCTCAAAGTCCTTGCGCTCCATGTCTTGCATTTCGATTGATTTGCCGACATTCTGGATCATGGCGTGCATCTGCTCCATTTCAGCGCCCATGGCCTGAATTTGTTGCTGCGCTGCCTGCAATGCTGGATCGTCTTCGCCTTCAGACAAGAATTTTGGATCAATAGTCTTTTCAAACCGTTTGGCCATCTCTTGTGCGCCAGGCCAGTCCATATTTTTAATAAACAAGTCGCCAGCCACAGACCACAGTTGTGGGTTGCCTTGCAACAGCTGCGCCATTGCTTCAAGTGCCGCTTGGCGCTTGGTTGCGTAGCCTGGGCCAGTTGTGGCCACCACATCGTATTTGCCAACACCTGGGTTGTAGATTTTTTCAATCACAATGCCCTGCTCGTTGATGATCTTGTTGACGGGTTGAGGTTGGTCAGGATTAATCTTGACCATCTTAGTTTCGCCGTCTTCACCAATGATGCGAGCAATTCGCTGTGTGTCGTAAATTTTGGGGATCAAGTCCACCAACTGACGAGCCACATGGCGCACGGCACGGGTCAGGTTGTCACCATAGTGGTAAGTACCTACATCACCTTCACGCTGGCGAGCCAAAATGGCTTTACCAGAGCGTTCGTTGGAACCCATGCCAAGAGAAGCGTTGTATTGGCCGGTTGTGGACTTGATGTCTTCAGATGCGCCAGCCTTGGCTTGCAAAAGGCCCGTGGAGGCCATTGGCGGCTGCGCACGCTGGGGTAGTGGCAACACTGCACCTTGGCCGTCTGTAACATCAGGATTGACTTCCAGATAAGGCCAGTTGTTTGTGTTGGCAGTTTTCCACTTGTCTTCGTAGCCCTCGAACTGGCCACCATAGCCAATGAACGGAGCCTTGGGCGCCAGAGCCAGCATCTCAGCTTCCTGAGACACCCAGTAGTTGTACATGCGCTGGGCATCTTTAGCATTTCTGACAAGGCCAGAAATGTAGATACGGCCATCAACCTCAAACTCGTTACCAACAACACGGATCACGGGAATCCATTTGCCAGCCCACTCTTTTTCTTCGAGAATTTCGTAACCGTTGATCTTGCAATACTTAACCCGTGGGCGCTCAGACATGCGTGATTTGACAGGCTTGCCAAACATGCCTTTGAGCATCTTGTCCTCGGGCGTGCCTTCAAAGGCCGACTGGTTGCCAGGGTACAAATTCAGCTTGGTTTTGTCGTAGTCAATGTAGTAATAACTAGCGATGCGAACTGTGTCTTCGTTGAGCCAGTTGCTAATCGACTGATCACCCACGCCAAGGGACTGAAGCGTAGAAATAGGCGCAGCATCGGGGTATTGGCGCTCGTATTCTGCTTTTGTAAGGTCTTCGGTAATGAAACACCACTTGGCATCTGCGCCAGTTGGATCTTGGATTAGCGGGTCCATGTAGACCGAAAAACTGTTGCGAATACGGCCAATTTTGATGTCTTGATCGAATGTGTTCTCGTCACAGTACTCGGTGTACAGCGTGATGTAGCCTTCGCCGTAGGACACTTGATTTTCGCAGGCCGTGTCGTATGCCACATCAGCGTCAGAGATGTACTCAATGTGGCGGATCATGCCGTTGAAAATGTCGGCCACTTCCACATCGGCGTTGTCATCGACTGGGATGACTTTTGCGCCTGGGCGGTTCTGACGCATATCATTCGTCACTTGACGAACGTGTTGCGGCAATTTGTTGATTGTCAGAGTTGGGCGTGCGTTGATCGTCTGACCTTGCACAGCACCGCGAGTAGCCAAAACGTCAGCAGGCCACTGCCAATGATTGTCTGGCGAGCCTGCATAGAAGCGCAGATCGTCAATCTCATCCTCACGGCTTTCAGCCAATGCAGAGACAGCCATGTCCAGTCGCGCACGGGCAACTGTCAATATGTCTGAATCACTCTTTGCAGGCTTACCGCCAGCAGCCACATTAGCGGCTGCGACTATTCCGGTTGGATCATTCATTCCAAAACCCCTAAAATATGAGGCTCACGCATGACGACATACTCTTTGCCGTCCTGCTTAAATTCTTGCCCTACGCCAAAGTATACATGGTCACCAACCTTGATGTCCAAACATTTTGGGCCAACGGCAATGGCAATGCCCGTTTCAGTCTGTGAATTTTGTGGCAAAACAAACAGCGGATGCTTTTCAACATCGCGCTTAATGATGATGCAGTCTTGCAATGCTTTCATTTTTTCTTGATAATTTTGTTAGCCTTGGCATCAATCTTTGCTTTAGATGATTCAGAAAGATTGCCAGCTTTTACTTGCTGAGTTGCACGCGCTTTGGCGTTAACCGCATGTGCTTTGTCTGGCATAGGGTATGAACGTGAGCCAGGCATGCCGAACTCAGACTTGGGCATGGCCTTACGTGCGGCAGTAGTAACTTTCATTTTTTGCCTTTTGGTGAAGATTTTTGTGCTTCGCGTTTAACGCTATAGGCAATCGCCACGGCTTGCTTGACAGGAGCGCCAGCGGCAATTTCGGCTTTCACATTTTTGCGGAAGGCTTCGGGTGATTTTGATTTAACCAGTGGCATCATTTACCTTTCTTGGCCGTCTTGGCCGATTGCTTGAATGCTTTAGCGGTGGGTGCACCTTTATCGCCAGGGGAGCGCATCTTCTCTTTGGAGCCATGCGCGATACGTTCTTGTTTTGCATGGATATTGGCATACAAGCCGGCGGGTTTAGTGGCCATGATTTAACACTTCCATCGTTTAAGAGCTGCTTTAGCTCGTTCGCCATCCTTGGCGTTGGCTGCCACTGCACCCATACGGGCGCAGAATGAATCTTTTCGGCCTTGATCTGCCTTGGTCTTGGGGTTCGGTGCTGGCGCTTTTAAATTGCTACCAGTTTCGCGGTTGTACTTCTCGCGTCCCTTTTCAGTTAAGCCAGCGCCCTTGGACACCGGCAACTTTTCGCCACGGCCAACGCTGAGAGAGACATTTTTCTTTGTAGCCATCTAACTTCCCATCCATGAAGTTGCAACTGCCGTGCGGTCAGAATATGCGCGGGTTCTTTCCTTCGCAGTATATTCCCTGTGAGCCACGGGAAACGCAAATGTAACGCATATTGCATCAGCTGCGTCAGGAGATGCAAGGCCCCTAGCCTTCATGTCCTTTTTTGACTCCAAAAATATAGTGCCCCTCGAATCTGGCTTGATCATAGGCGAAACCAAATCAGTTTTCAAGAACCTATCTTTAGGAATGCTGGCAGAGCGCAGCCATTCCTTCATTTTGCCCCACATCTCAGCGCGTTTATTGCCATACATGATGGGGTTTGCCGACTTATTGCCAAAATTCACACCCTTGATCTTGTACCGCTGCTCTTTGAGACGGTCAACAATGCCAGCGCCAAGCCCACCTTCGTCAATGACCACTAGGGCAGGGCTGAATTCTTCGATGGCCTCAATGATGTGGCCAACCACCGTCATGGTGTCATCACCCCTGTGGCGGTCAATGCGCACAATGTCGCGCCCTTGTCTGATGGCGATGACGGTGGCGTCAGCGCCAAAGCGTGCAGGGTCAACTCCAATGATGATTGGCGCCGTCTGATCCTTGTATTTGGGCCTACTCATGGCCTCATCCACAATGTCAGCCGGAATAAACTGGTCATCACCCTCAGACGGGAACATGCCATAAACCTCAACGTGTGCCTGGCTAGAGTCTGGGCCGTATTCGTCAATAATGTTCTGGTAAACCTGCTTGTCTGTGCCTTCCACTGTGCGTGCGTCCACCACCTTGTTACTCCAAAAGTCGCGTTTGGAGTTAAAGCACTCATAAAAGTAGCCAGTGTTTCGGCGTGGATTGGAAAAAGCCAGCCAAAGGCGATTCGGTGTGTTCTCGGTAAAGAAACCAGCCGTCACAGCCCAGATCGAGTCATCAATACCTGATGCCTCATCAAAGATTACCATCACACCGTCAAAGTTGTGGACACCAGCATAAGCATCTGGGTTCTCTGCTGACCACAGCCGGCCCTCAACAGCCCAATAACGTGTGCCTTTTTTCAGGTCTTTCTCAACCAGCTCAGTCAACCATGCCGCAGGCGTGATCTTGGTGGCCGCAACCTCAAACCAGTGGCTGTTAATGCTCATGGCCAACCACTTTGTGATCTCAGCCCATGTGACCGCACGCAGCTGGGCTTCGCTGTTGGCCGAAATGATCGTTGTTGAGCCTATGCGGGTAGACAACATCCAGATGGTTAGCCAGGACACGAGCGCAGACTTACCAATACCGCGGCCAGAAGATACGGCGTGGCGCAGGGTTTCAAAGTCTATGCGGCCTTGCTGGCGCTTGATGTGGGCGGTAATCTCACGCAGGACTTCGCGCTGCCATTTGCGTGGGCCTTTGAAATGTTGAAGTGGCGTGTTCTCTTGGCCCCAAGGGAAGGCAAACAGCACAAACGCCTCTGGGTCATCGGCAATGGCCGGCGTCCACAGAGTGGCCATCAACTCTTGTTCGTCTTCGGGCTTGTAGATCGTGGTTTGCATTTATCTAGCTATCTGATAGAATGGGGGCATGACATTATCACCCATCGTCAATACCGACATCAAAATGCCAGCAAAAATGCTCAATGCACTTGGCTTGCATGAGACACGCTGTGTTGTTACCGGCGTCAAAGAAGTCACCGAAGAATCAGTCAAAGCATTTCTGTCTGATCGGTACGGTGAAGATTTCGCCAGCACTTTTGATCCAAAGTTCTTGTTCAATAGCCAAGGCGCTTGAGCAACTCATTGCTGATCACACCAGAGTAAGGCTTCATTTGCAAAGCCCTCAAATCCGTTGCGCGTGGATTTGTAACATCTGGAATTTTTCGCGCTTGCGCAACTTCAGGCAACAACTGGAAAATGTTCAAGTCTTCAGCCAGTGTTCCTAAACCCTGCCCCTGCACACCGCCTGGGTACGCCGGATGGCTTGATTTAATCACTGGGCTGCCTGCAAATATCTCACCGACATTTTGAACGCCACCCTCTTGCGCGGCCAATTGCGCAGGGTCAGACACAGCCAGCCTCGCGCCACCAATGTTCAAACCACCTTCATTTCGAAAATCCCTGTCCATCATTGTTTTGATGGCCTTGCGCGTCTTGTCCGGCGCATCCCTAAACTGCTGAACACTTGCCGGATCAGACACACCAGACCAATCAGGCAAAAATTCTTTGATCGATTTATCCAGTCGCCTTTTTTGCATCTTACCCATGGCAGCATCAGCGTAAGACAACATCGTCTCGCCAGTCATCTGCGCAAAGTCACCACCAGTTGGCGCCATGCGCCAAGGCAAATAGATCGGATTCTGTCCCGTTGCCTGCTTAATTTCATTTGCATACTTCACCAAAGCATTTGTAGGCACATTTCCAGATGACCAAACTAAGCCAGGGTTGTTGAACATGTAATCCTGACCACCTAAAAACTCAACAGGGCGGTTAAATTGCACATTGTCAATACCCATCAACTTACCACCAGCTGCCGTTCTGTCAGCCATGCTTGTAATAAACGGCCTGCCAGCAAATTGATCTAGCGTAACCGTGGACGGCGTCACCACATTTGGGTTCAACTGCACATCACGGGTCATTGCCTGCATTCTTGCCTGCTCTTGAACCCTTGGGACATAACGTGGATCGAACGCGCCAAAACCACTGCGGCCAGATGGCGGCACAGCAAACAACGGTTGCGGCGTTATCGCGCCAAGCAGCGTACCCTGACGCTCACCCATCATGGCCGCATTCAATTCTTCACCCGCAATCTTGGCAGCCTGCTTAACCGTCTTGCCACCAGCCAACGCTGCCTGCCTTGCCAATCTTGCGGCCTGCAACGCTTCCATTGGACTTATTGGCGCCAATGTGCCTAGATTGGCCGCAGCCTGTTGGGCTGGGCCTTGAGGCGCCAATGGCAAAGTCTTTAGCAATTCTTGCGTGCCATACGGCACTTGCGTCTGCGGCCCGTAATCTGTCTCGCCGTACATCTCCATCGGCATCGGTGTGCGCAATGTGTTCAAGATGTCAGACGGCATACCAGCTGTTGCGGCGACTCGGCCACGCAACACTTGCACCGGAATGTCTAACGCGGCCTGCGCGTCTTGCACCGTCCTATTGCGCCTAAGTTGCGGATAAAAACCAAACGCTGCACCCAGCGCGTTTAAGCCTTCAGGGGTGAGTGCGTTGTTGATTGGCATGGGGCAGATAATAAATCATTTTTTTAAAAAATAAAAATAAAAAATGTTCGCGGGGTATACGTTTGCTCGGCCCTTTCGCGCCGGCCCTACCCCCTCCCTTGCGGCCATCGGGCCACGTTAGCGGGTACTTACTAACCCAAATGTTAGTTGGTACTTACTTACTTGACCGCACAATCCGAAATGAATACCAAATGCTACACCCACTTTATACAATGACCATTATGTTAAGTTGATATGTAGTTATGCACAAGTTATACATGTCGTATGGTCATCGTATCGAGTTATTCACAGCCCAGCATGAACAACTGTCAAAACACCCTGTGGATAACTTGCCGATCGGCTAAGTTAGTAAGTGCTTACTTACTTTTTTTGTTAGTGAGCGCTTACTTACTTTTTTTTCAAAAAGGGGCGGGCGCGTGCGCGTAACGCTACAAAATCTATGCTTTTTATGCATAACCTCACCAATCACGCTTCCTTGATTTCCGCATCAACTACATTGCTCTCGTCCTTCAAGACGCGCTGCTTTGCTTCTTTGAGTGCATCCATCACGCTGATCCGGTTATCGGTCACGGCAACATCTATGCGATCGCCATAAGTCTTAGGCTTCAACTTACTTGCAACCCACTTGCGTGCATCGACTTGCATTCGCTTTTGTTGCACCCATGCAGACGCCATAGGGCCTTCTAAGCCTTCTGGCATCTCTTGGTCAGCCAGTTCGATGATTTCCTCTGCCAAGCGGTCTGCGCGGCTTTCTACGGCCTTTTCGTACATGGCTCTGAACTCAGGGTTGTTTCTAAGCATCAACATCACCAGTTGATACGATGGCATACCCTCAGACGTTTTAAGCGCACTGCTTAGACTTTTGCCTTCCGAAATCTGCTCACACAGTATCTGCCAACATGGGTTGTCGATGCCATAAACGACAGGACGGCCACCGGCATGTTTTTTCACCGTCACATCAGACGCCAAGTTATCAGTCACTTGTAAACTCCTAAAAAAACGTAAAGGCTTCGATTTGGGTTTTGACCAGTTGCGGGAGAAAGCCAGAAAATCCGCAAATCACCATCCTCGAGCGCTGGCTTAACAGCCCTTACAAAAACGTGTGGCAACTGCAAAGTGGCACACACCGTCATGTTATCACCTCGATCTCAACCTTGTACACATTCGGCCCACCAGACCTTTGGTTGTACTGCCATTCGATCATGTCGCTGCCATCATCAATCCCAAGCCAGTCAGCCACACCGTCCCTGACCGCTTTAAACCCAGACTGCAAGTTGTCGCCGTCTAGCTTCCTTGGAGCCACCCTGGTCAACACCACGGTCACTGGCAATATCTCCACACCATAGGACTGTGCAACAGCTGCCAGTGCCATTCTGGTCTTCTGCCTTTGCGACTTCACCAGTCTGGCCTTGGCCGCCCAATGCAACCGCATGTTGGCCACCGACACGATCTTCATGTCCATCTCAACTTCTATCATCAACCAACCCTCCCCAAAGTGCGGATGTACCGAACCCCTTTATGTACCGAACCTGAACGTATCTGTAGATACGTTCGGTACGTTTCGGTACACCAGAGGGGGGGTGCTTCGGTACATTTCGGTACGTTTCGGTACATTTCGGTACACGGTTCGGTACATTTGCCATGTACCGATGTACCGAATCCGGTACATTTCGGTACAGTTCGGTACTTTTTGATCGTAACCAAATTACCATTTCGGTACATTTCGGTACAAGCCCATGGTAACTTTGTTTCAAACTGGCTCACTTGACTCAACTTTCGGTACGGTTCGGTACATGCCGGCGTTCTCCAAAACCATGGATTTCTTGATTAGCGCATCCAAACATTCCTTAAACCGGCGTGAATTTAGACCATGCTCTTTGGCGCTTTCACGCCATTGATCGTAGTCAGCCATGGCTGCAAAACCCTCAACACCTTCGCTGGCTCTCTTGGCTTCGATGGCCACCAGACAGTTCAGTGCGATGCGCTGGTTGCCTGACAGAATCACCCGCTTTTGGATGTTGCCCATCAGGCCCGAAATGTCCACAGCCGTCAGGTACGCGCCCTTGACCGCTAAACCGTGCTTGTCTTGGATTGGCAAGTCCACTTGGGTGATCTGGAAGTTCTTAGGCGCAGGCATTTCTGCGTCCTTCATCTTCTTGGACTCAAACGCGATGGTTTTGGTTCCCGAATCCAGCTGGCATCGGTACTCCGCATCCAATGCGCCTTTCAAGGCTGTGCTACCCCTAGACCGATCTTTGTCAGCCACGCCAGAGTGATGCACCACCAGAACGCAGCAGTTCCATGGTTGGCGCAAGTAGGTGTCAAGGTGCTGAATAAACGCATTCATGTCTTGGGTGCTGTTCTCATCCCCCCCATGGTTACGCGCCAAGGTATCAATGATGATCAAAGATGGAACCGTGCCGGCCTGCGCAGACAGCTCTTTGATGGACTCAGCCACCACCGCAGCCTCTGTGGCGTCATACAACTGCGCCGCACGGTGGCTTTTGTACAGTGGCGCACCGTCCAAGGTCTGGCCGTTGCCAATCTGCCATGCTTTGAACCGCCTGGCCAAACCATTATGACCTTCGCCGGCAATGTAAAACACCGAGCCTTGCTTAACCTCATGGCCATGCCATGCTTTTCCAGTCGCCACACAACAAGCAATGTCGATGGACACAAAGGACTTACCGCCGCCTGGGTCACCGAACACTTGCGCCAGCGAGTCTGCCTCGATGTAGTCATCCACGATCCACTTAATTTGGGTCAGTTGCAGGCTATCAGCACGACTGAATTCAAACGCCAGTTTGTCGCGCATTGGGCCAGCTACGCGCTCGATCTGCTCTTTGACAGCATCCAAACCTTGCAGGCAGTGAAGGTCATTGAAGTCCGTTGGCTTGTTGTCCACCATGTCTGAGTCAGAAAACGATGGGTACACAATCTCGCCAAACACAAGCGCCGCAGCTGCACGGCCTTTGGTCACGCCAGGGTTACCCTCCGTGAACTGGTCATTGTCTGCACCGATCACAATCTTTGAGCCTGGGAACATTTCTTTTGCGCTCTTGGCCACCTTGGCCAAATTGCCGCAGTCAAACGCCACCAGCACGGTGTAGCCAGTCGCCTCATGGATGGACGCACAAGTGGCAAAGCCCTCACCAATGAACACGATCTTCCGGTTACCACGCAGTTCGTAAAACCCGCCCTCAATCTTGCCGCCTTTGAGGAACCGCTTGTTGCCATCTGCATCAATGGTTTGGTAGCTCAATATTTCGCCTGCCTGATTGATCACCGGCACAACCAGTCTGCCTGCACGGTCAATCTTGATCCCGTTGGCGCCAACATGCTTGCGCACAAGGTATGGATGGTCATTGCTTGCATCGGCATACGTTCCCACCTCATCCTCTGCACGTTCGGCAGCCACGGCCTGATTGGCCAACCGATCCGCATCTTTCTTGGCCTTTACCTCTGCCACCCACTTATCATGCTCAAAGCGCTCAGTGAATGACATGGCACGGCCAGTATCTGCAATCCATTTGGCTTCAAACACAGGCTCTTTCCAGCAGCCTGCAATACCAACTGGCACTTTGCCACTGGTGTGCAAGATGTACCAACCATCAACCGCACCCTTCTTGCTCGACACATGCGCCACACGGTGAATTTCACCGTCAGCAATGATCTGGTCTTTAATCAAGAGGCCAGCAGCCTCACAATGCCTACGAAACGATTCCTCTGGGTTGATCAGGTCTTGGCTCTCTGTGGCAGCCGCGAAGCCATTAGGAAAAATAGAAGTTAAATTGCTCATGCTTGTTCTCTTGCTGTAATGTGGTCAATGTTTACCCAACCCAATGAATCAGCAAGTCCAAGAATTGCTTGACGCTCGGCAAAAGCAACAAGGGTGGCAAAGGATTCAAGATACTGAATGAACTTTTCTCTGTCTAAACCCATGCCGTACAACGATATGCCTGATGCGTCTGCCATTTTGATAATGTCATCTCTGCTCATGCTTTTGCCTCCACCAGCTCTGGCCAAATAGACTGCCAGCTGCCCTGGCACACCATCTTGCGAGTGAGCCGCCCTTCGCTGGCCTGCTCCACTCTGACGGCCTCCCATGCTGACATCTCACGCCTGCCAGTAAGGCACTGGTAAAGATATTGCTCGTTTATGCCAACTTTTTCTGCCAGTTGTCGGCGCTCATCTGGGGTTATTTGTGTGTTCATAGGGCGCAAAGTCTAGCAGATTGCTTGAACAAATCCGTATTAGGGAAAGCACCTATGCAAATAATTGAATTATTTCTAGCAAAGTGCTTGACAGCATCTAGCGTTATGCTAGATAATTCATCCCATGCCAACGAAATTGTTCTTGGCATCACGCCGAAAGGCCAAAGGAAACAAAATGACTGATCGCACTACATGGAAATTCAAAGGCAGCTCTGGACAATTTATTGTTTGGCACGCTGGTAAAAATTCTTACTATGTGACCAAAGGTGTAGATGGTGAAATCTACTTTGTTGGTCAGCAATTCGGAACAGCATTCAGCCGAGCAATGCTTCACGACAAAATCCAAAAAACACAATAAACAACACGGGGCCACGGCCCCCAATATGCCGAAAGGCCATAAAGGAAACACAAAATGAACGCAACTTACACAGCTTACGCCGCATCTGATATGTACAACGCCGGTTACTCATGCGATGGTCGTCCATTCATTGCTGAGCAGTTTTATGTGGTTATCGAAAACGCAGCTGGCCGCCGCTTCCGTCACACAGCAATTTTTAACGGCACTCAAGAAGTTGTTTGCCCTGAGTCTGGCGAATCTTATTTTTCCGATCTGCGTCAAGAAGCATCTGCCAAAGCCGAGCGTTTGGTTGCCCGTGTTAACGCAGCCCTTCAGTCTGGTCAATTTTTGGCTCCAACATTTTGGGAAGAAATTGATCCAGCTTACGGTTCTGACGAATATGTTTATCAAGGTACAGAAGCCAAGCGCTTGTTTGCCGAGAAAGTCGCAGCCTAATCCAACCAACGGGTCCTCGGCCCCCATAGAAAGCATCACATGAAACACAGCAAATACTTTCACTACCCCGAAGTCAAAAACGCCAAGCTCAACAGCCGTGGCGAAGCAGTCATTGACCTCATTGTCGCCATCGTCATTGGTGTTGGCATGGCCGCTTTACTCGTTGCATGGTGGTCAGCATGAAAAATTTAATCATTGCAATCACAGCTGCGCTGGCCATTACAAGCGCTAACGCCAACACATTTGCTGAGACTGATAACCAAGCAGGCGGCAAGATTATCATCTTGACTGAACCCTGCGAAAGCAAGCCAGCTTTGTCTCGCGCTTACTTTTACACAAAAGACAATTTGACTGAAGACGGATGTTGGCGTTATGACAACGACACCATTGTCATTGAATGGGAAAAAGAAGGGCGCCGCCGTTATCCCATTGGCATTTTTAGATTGCTCAATCAATATTCAAAGTTTAGAACATGAGCTGGCCATTCCCACCATTCCCAAACCCCAAGGACAAGGGCAACAAAGTGCCTAAGTTCAACCCCGATAACTTTGAGGACGCACCAATATGAAACCGACACCCGTCTGCCCCAAAGGTTTGACCGAGTTTAAATGCGAAGTCGAAGGTGTCGATCTGGTTTGCTTTTTGGAGTACACGCCAAAAGAAGAAGGCTCACGCGACAGCTATGGCTTACTTAATGAGCCTGGCACATCCGAGAATCTGGAACTGGTCAACGCCTACGTTAAAGGCACAGACGTTGACATCGGCCATTTGCTCTTGCAGTACCTTGTAGACCATATCACAACCACAGCACTTGAGGATTTTAAAAATGATGATTACTAATTTGGTAGAACAGCTGCGCCAGGCTAAACAAGCCGAACTGGACGCAAAGAATGAGCGCCTGCGCATCGAAGGCTTGATCACCGAGCAGTTTGCCAAGCCTGAAAGCAATGAAGGCACGCACAATGACGAAGACTTCAGCATTACTTGGAAGCTCAACCGTTCGGTTGATACTGACCGTTTGGCAGTCGACTATGACGATCTGCCTGACAACGCCCAACGAGCATTTAGGTGGAAGGCCGAAGTCAATTTGGCTTACCTCCGACAACTTTCCGAAATTGATCCTGCTGCCTACAACAAGGCTGCCGTGTTCATTACAAGCAAACCCGCAAAACCATCCATTGAACTGAAAGACTAACATGGCATTCGATCTATCCTCCATTTCCAAGACCAAACGTGTACGCTCACCCAAGATTGTTGTGGTTGGCCAAGGCAAGATTGGCAAGACAACCTTCGCGGCCATGGCGCCCAACGCCATTGGCATCCTGACCGAAGACGGCGCTGACGCCGTAGACGCAAACGCCTTTCCTCTGGCGTCCAGTCTGCCCGAAGTCTATGCGGCCATTGACACGCTGATAAATCAAGAACATGACTTCCAGACCTTGTTCATTGACTCGCTCGACTGGCTCGAACCCATGATCCAAGAGTATGTGTGCAAGCAGAACAACTGGAAGAACATCGAGCAGCCTGGCTTTGGCAAGGGTTATGTTGCCGCCGCTGAAGAATGGCGCAACTTGCTCTCTGGCCTTGAGGTCTTGCGCTCTGCCAAGGGTATGGGCATCATCTTGATTGCGCACGACAAGATCAAGCGCATTGAAGACCCGTTGACCGAGGGCTATGACAGCCATGTGCTGAAACTGCACGACAAGGCCGCTGGCTTGGTGCAAGAATGGGCTGATGTCATTGGCTACGCAGGCTACCGCATCTTTACGAGCAAGACAGACGCAGGGTTTTCTAAGAAAGAAACCAAGGCCACCACAACTGGTGAGCGCATCTTGCACGTTGAACCACATCCGGCTCATTGCGGTGGTAACCGCTTTGGACTGTCCAATATGCCGCTTGACTGGACGGCATTCCAAGCAGCGCTTACCCAAGCGCAGTCTTGATCACCCCAGTTCGTAACTTAACTTTTTAGGAAATTATCATGGCTCAGTTTAATTTTGACGCATCGCAAGTCGTTCCACAACAGTCATCAGGACCACTGCCTGCCGGCACTTACTTGGCTCACATCATCGAATCCGATGTGGCGCCCTTGAAGTCTGGCAACGGTGAAGGTTTGAAGCTGACTTTTGAAATCATTGATGGCCAGTTCAAAGGCCGCAAGGTTTGGGAAAACTTGAACATCATGCACACTAACGAAGATACGCAACGCATTGCACAAAGCCAGTTGTCTGCGCTTTGTCATGCCGTGAATGTCATCAAGGTGATGGACACTGCCGCCCTGCACTTCAAGCCAGTCAAAATCAATGTGACTGTGCGCGAGGCACAAGGCATGTACAAGGCCAGCAACAACATTAAGGGCTATGAGTCTGCCGGTGGCTTCAGCGCACCAGCGCCAACTGCTGCCGAAACGCCTGCATGGCCAACAGCCGAGCAAGAGGCCGCAAAGCCAAAAGCACCCGCATGGGCTAAGAAAGGCTGACATGGCCTTGCTACCACAATCAGTTACTGATCCTGTGGCCGATGCCATCTTTGCCTACTACAAGGCGAAGTATGGCGCGGAAGCGCAGCGGCCTTACCTTGGCGCCTCTGCCATTGGTAAGCCCTGCCTGCGCCAGCACTGGTATTCATTCCGGTGGTCTAAGCCTGCGCAGTTTTCTGGCCGGCTCTATCGAGTGTTTCAGTCTGGCCACTTACAAGAGCCAAGGGTTTATCAAGACTTGGCAAGCATTGGCTGCACGGTTTACCAGATTAATCCAGCGACTGGCAAGCAGTGGTCATTCAGCGAACCCGAGACTGGCCACCACTTCCAAGGCAATGCTGACGGCATCATTGTTGGTTTGCCGCAGGCGCCTAAGTCTCCGCACATACTGGAGATAAAGACAGCATCTGACAAGATGTTTAAAGAAATGCAAAAAAATGGCGTAAAGAAGGCCAAGCCCGAACACTACGCGCAGATGCAAATATACATGAAGTGGAGCATTGACCAGTTTGGCGAAGACGGATGCCAAAGGGCGCTGTACTTTGTGGTGAACAAAGACAATGATGACATCTACACCGAGCGCTTGGACTACAACCCTGACGAGGCTCAAAAGCTAATCGACAAGGCCATGGCGGTGATCACCAGCGTTGAGCCACCAGTTGGCATATCGACTGACCCCACATGGTTTGAGTGCAAGTTCTGTGATTACCAGGCGATCTGCCACGGCACGGACGTACCAGCCCCCACTTGCCGGTCATGCGTGCATGTCACACCAGAGATGGGCGGCCAAGGCCGATGGCATTGCAGTCATCTTTATCTTGACTTGGCCACAGAAGAACAGCGCGTGGGTTGTAACAATCATCGCTATATTCCCATTCTACTTGCCAAGACGGCCACGCCAGTTGACAGCACGCCTGACCATGGCGTTGTCTACCAGATGGCTGACGGCAAGCAGTTTGTCAACGGTGACCCAGAAGTAAATCCAGACTACATCAGCAGCCAAGAGATTCACGCCTGCAAGGACAAAATCATGCTGACAGATAACCAAGCGCTTGAACTGCGCAAACAACACAACGGAAGGTTCGTATGAACACGCCACCAATTGACCAAATCACCTTGCGTGATTACTTTGCCGCAGCCGCTTTGACTGGCTTGCTGGCCAATGGCGACAGAAAAAGCGCCGTAGAAAACGCTTACGCCATGGCTGACAAGATGCTTTTGGAGCGTGATGATGATCCTGCGTGAATATCAATCACGCGCAGTGTCTGACCTATTTGCCTGGTGGACAAAGCACACCGAGGAGGCCGACATCCCTCTCTTGGTGTTGCCCACCGCCGCTGGCAAGTCGGTGATCTGCGCTGAGATTGTGCGCCAGATGTGGGAGCAGTGGCCAGAGTTTCACCCGCGCACTGTGGTGCTGGTCCCTTCCAAGGAATTGGCCGAGCAGAATGCGGCCAAGCTCAGAGCCTTACTGCCCCATACCATTAGCGTTGGCTTTGTCAGCGCCAGCCTGGGAACTAAGAAGTACAACGCTGATGTGATTGTGGCCACCATTGGAAGCATCCACAAGGCCGCACATTTGCTTGGCAACATCAAGGCCGTGGTGATTGATGAGGCTCATTTAGTGAGCCAGAAGGCAGGCGATGCAGGCATGTACCGCACCTTTCTGTCTAAACTCGGTGAGCTGTGCCAGTTCAGGACTGTTGGCATGACGGCCACACCGTTCAGGGGCAATCAGGTTTGGTTGACTGACGGTGACGATCCATTGTTCACCGGCATTGCAAGCCGTGTGTCCATGGGTGAGCTGCTTGAGCAGAAGTTTATTGCGCCATTGGTTCCACCGGCTGAGAAAATTAGCACCCGCATTGACGCCAGCCATGTTGGCATCTCAAACGGTGATTACAAAGTTGGCGAACTATCCCGCGAAGTTGAAAAATACCTTGCCAAAGTGGCCACAGAAGCCACTAGGATTGCCTCAGAGCGCAAGAAATGGATCGCCTTTACACCGAGTGTCGAAAACGCTGAAAGCCTTGCAGACAAGCTAAACGCACTTGGCATCAGCAGTGCTGTTGTGTGTGGTGAGACACCAAAACAAGAGCGCGAAGACCTGATTCGCCAGTTTAAGAACCACCAGATTCACTGCCTGGTCACCGTGCTGGCGCTGTCGGTTGGCTTTGATGTGCCAGATGTGGACTGCATTGTCTGGTGCAGGCCAACCAAGTCGCCAGTGCTTTATGTGCAGGGCATGGGCCGAGGCACACGCATTGCAGACGGCAAGACGGATTGTTTGGTGCTTGACTTTACCGACACCGTGGAGCGCTTGGGGCCGGTGGACACGATTCAAGGCAAAGCCAAGAAAAAATCAGGCACACAAGAGGCGCCCTACAGCATCTGCCCAGACTGCGGTGAACGCAACTTGCCGGCAGCCATGGTGTGTGTGCATTGCGGCGGCACAATCAAAGAAGAAGAAGCCAAGCCAATGGATGCCAAAGTGTCTTATGCAGCGCTCTTGTCAAGCCAGACTGCGGTGGCCGAGCTGGTGTGGCATGAAGTTACCAGAGTTGGCTACGCCATGCACAGGAAAGAAGGCAAGCCAGATAGCTTGAGGGTTGACTACTACACCGGCCTGCTGCGTGTAGCCAGTGAGTGGGTTTGCTTTAACCACATTGGCTACCCCAAACAAAAGGCACAAAACTGGTGGCTTGAGCGCGACAAGGTTTACATGCCGTCTGGCACACAAAACGCATTAGATTGCTTGAAGTCACACAAAATTGATGAGCCAATCAGAATTGCAACCCGCAAAAATGGAAAATATACAGAGGTAAAACAATATGAATTTGATCGAACTAAATGCAATCAAGAGACATCTGGACAGCCAGGCCAAGCAGCTCTCTTTGATAGAGGTCAATTGCCTACATTGCAACAACTTCAGCACAGGAATTTGCAAACAATTTGAAGCCAAGCCACCAACAGAGTGGATACATGGCACAGTTGAATGCGAACATTGGGAGTGGGATCAAATACCTTTTTAGGAGACAAGCATGACTGATTGGACAAAAGAGGAAGACGAAGCCTTTAACGAAGTTGAAAAACAAAGCAATCTTGGCAAACAAATACTTCGTGACTTAGGGCAACCGTATTATTTTGATGTGTATGTTTCGCCATCACAAAGAAACCAAGTATTGGAAGAAGCTGCATTGATGTGTGAAAACCATTGGGAAAAAGATGGTGCGGCTTTATGGTGTGCTAAAACAATTCGAGGAATGAAAACATAATGGAAATCTTAATCTACACCAAACGCAAATGCCCTAACTGCGTGACAGCCAAGATGATCTTGAGGGCTGAAAACATTAGGTATGTTGAAATTGACATTGAGTCAAACCCTGCATTGCTTAGTGATCTGCCAGAAAGCGCACGTCAAATGCCGCAGATTTTTATTGATGGCCAGCGCGTTGGCGGTCTGGCTGGCTTACATGAAGCACTTAAACAAATCAAATGACATTGTTAACAGAACGAATGCACAAATTACAACTCTGCAATAAATGCGAAGAAATCAAGCCGCCAGAAGGCGGCATCAAGATTGGCCAGAGATGGTTTTGCCAATTTTGCTGGATTAAACGAACAACTGGTAGACACCTAAGACAATATGCCACGCCCAAAACCACCTGAACCCTTACTCGGAAGACAAATTCGGATGTCAGACAGACACTGGATGATTTTGCAAGAACTTGGCGGCGCCGAATGGCTGCGCAATCAATTGGATAAAAAAGCCAAGATGCCTGCCAAGTATTACCGCCGCGAAATAGACGCACCGTCAAAGAAAGAAATCAATGACTAACAAAAGCGGATGGCGTAAACGCCAAATTCAAATGCCAAAATTTGATATGTGGGAACGCGAAAGCCTGGTTGATTTTGCAGGCGAAGCATATGTCAAACTGTGCGAGCAGGATGACATTATTCAGCAATTGCAATGTGACCTTAAAACGGCCATTGAGGCTTACCGTGCCTTGACTATGCAAATGCCCGAGTCCCAGCCTTGTCAATAATCAAGGCTTGCTTGCGCGGGGTTTGACCTTCTTGATTGGGGACGCTGATATGCGTCCACCGATCAAATTCACGGATGATCTGATCATAGGGTAAACCCGAAGCAATGATGGCGCGCACCACTTCATCTGGCGTCATAGAGGGAACACGAATGTCAGCAGCGCAGCCGATCCGATGCTGAGAAGTATCTTTGCTACCCACAGCGTCATTGACTTGTTTAGACCTGAAAGCTGAATTGACCATGATGGGCTTGCCGCCCAATACTGTTTTAACTTCTTCAAGAAAGTTTGCCAGTCTTTGTAAATTGCTAATTTCATCTTGTGTAGGTGTGTTGTCCAAATCACGGTGATCCGTGTGTGTAAGTTCTTCAAGTGTGAAATGTGTTGAGAGATTCATTTCTTGACCCTATCTGCAATTTTTTCCATGGTGCGGCCGCCAAAATAAAATGACATTACCAACATACCCCACTGGCCAAGCAGCTCAACATAGGCGCCGCGCGTCTCGTATTCAAAGATGGACGCGATGGCAAAACCAGAATAGGCTATCAAAAGGAATATAAGCGTCATAGGGCGTATATTTTTGGACAGCCAAGAGTCAGACCCCATGTCGGCTTGCATGCGCTGTGTGAGGTTGTTTTGCTCAGTCTCATACAGTTTGGTTTCGTTGGCCATCTTGGCCAGCTCACCTTCTTGCGCCAACTTATCTAGTTCGGCCTTGGCCGCAGCGGCCGCCGCAGGGTCAGGCAACACGCGGTCAAGGATCTTGCCGCCAATCGCCACCAGTGGATTTAAGTCGCTCAAGTTCATTCTTTGCTTTCGTTTTGAGACAGTTTTACGCCAGCCAACAATCCAATAAATCCGCCAATGATGGTTTGAAATGCGGGGTGAAGCATGCTGAAGATTTCTGCGTTATCGACTTCTTTTGCCCAAAGCCCAAGAAGAAAAGCGCCAACCATGCCTAACACTGAAACACACAAAGTAAACGCCACCATAAGCGTTACCCAAAAACTGACTTTATTTAATGTGCTATCCATACTTACTCCTACACAAATTTATCAAAGCGCTTATGGTTGGCAAACATTTCCAATTCGATTGTCGTTTGCCTAGCGCGTTTATCATATAGCTCAAGCGCGTATGCTTCAACTGATTCTCTGACTTTTTGCGCTTGCACTTCCAACCTATATTCTTCGTCTAATTTTTCTGCCCGTTTTTCAAACGCGATAGTTTTGACGTCGTATTCCTTGGGGAACACAAACGGATACCATCTGTGCAGGGAGATCACTTCTTTTCCCTTTCAACAGCCCTCGCGTAGTAATACAGTATTTTTTGACGTAATTCACCGCTGTCTGCAACACCGGCCCACAACGCCAAGTTATTCCAAATACCTACCAGTTGTTCCGAACTACATGCGTTGCCGTTGGTGCTTAGCCATTCAGACAGACGTTGGTGGCGCTCACTCGGGTTTCCGAGCCAGCTTAGACCATAGAAGTCGGAGACGATGCAGGCTTCTCTGGCCGTAGCCCCTGACAGTAGCAACAGCAGTAAAAAAAGAAGCGCGCGCATTCATTTGTCAACCTTACCATCGAGTTTGTCAAAAATCTTGCCGAGCATGTCCTTGATGTCTCGCATGTCAGAACGATAGTCATCACGAGTGACATAATTCAAAGGCATGTTGCGCACATCACCATCAAGCCGGTCAATTGCCAAATAGATGCGGTTCAATGTCCAGCCGCCAAAGAAGCCGGCAATAGCTACGGCGATGTTGAATAAAACTTGATAGTCCATTATTTGTTCGCCATTCCGGTTAAATCAATGCGGTATGGCGTTTGACCAGCTTGTGATGCCATCAATGCAGCCAATTTTGCTTTTTCACTTGTATTTAACTGAGCAGCCAATGCATTGGCAAAGTCTGGACGTTTTGTAAGTATTGCAGCCAACATGTTTTGACCTGTTTGAGAATACAACAATGGCGAAGCAATCAATGATGCGGCAATTGCTGGAAACCCAGCCGCGCCGGCGCCACCTGATGCGGCCAAAGCTGCCATCATTGATCTGTATGGAGTACCAGAATCAGGCACTTTGTTGCCCAACGCTGTCTTTGCGCTCTCAGACAAATCTTGCATTAAGGCATTGCCCTGTGCAAATTGTCCTTTGTCTTTGCTTCTGTCCATTGCTTTAACAGCATTTTGCAATTGAGCTGGTGAAAAAATTCCTTCTTCCGCACCAAGACTAGCAGCTGCTTTTTCAACACGTTTGAAATTGGCATAGCCAGTATCAATTGCTTTTAATTCACTTGCATACTGTGGATTGCTTCGAGTAACCAATTGACGCACTTGATCTTGTGCTTCTTTTAACGCTTGGCCAATTAGTCTTTGATCTGCATCTGTAGATGCACCCAAACGGCTAACAGTCTCACGCAAATCACCTTGAATTGCTTTTAATGTTTCGCCGGTAATTGCGTTTTGTCCTTGAAATTTATTAAGGACATTGTTATCCATCCAATTATTAAAAAAGCTAACAGCTTTAGGATCAATTGCGCCAGATTGAACCATGCCTTTTAAATTTGCAATAGCTGTTTGAAATGGCGTGTCTTGCACCACAGTCATTTTTGGCAACAATTTGCCATAAGCATCGTCTAATTTTTCAGACACAAATTGAACTGCTTCGCGGCCAGTAACGCCTTCTGGCAACTTTTCACCGATTGGTGTCAATGCTCGATTAAAAGCAACACGATTAACATCGGCCATTGCCTTGCCTTGAGCGCCTTTAATAAAGTCACCAATGATTGGAACGCTTGACAATGCTTCTTCAGCACGTTTGTAACCACCGCCCAAAATTTGGCCAGCAGTTGGCACAACGCCTTCTTTCATCAAAGATTGGATTTGAGGCGAAATAGTTGGACTAATGACTGCCGCTGCTGGTTTGAGCAACGCATTCATTGGATTGGTCACAGCTGATGCTTGTGCAAGTGCATTGCTTACTTTGCCAAGATTGGCCGCTTTGGCGGCAGCACTACCGCCACCCAACAACATTGACACATCGCCGGCCACCCTAAACGGGTCTTGCTCCATTGTTCGAGCAAAACCTTCACCAGTGCCATAAGTCTTTGCATAATCTTGGCCAACAAGATTGGCCACATTTTGCGCACGCGCGGCAGCCGCTGGATCAAGAAAAGGTCCACCAACATTTGCTTTGTTGATGATGTCACGCAAAGGTTTTGGAGTGAGATTTTGCAATCCACCGGCAGCAATGTCCATCAATCCAGTTGTTGTTTGCAATGGACTACTGACGGCCTCATATAAACCACCTATGGTGTTCCTGTACAAACTAGCTGGCGCATTGACTAACATTTCGCCAGGATTAAATGACGTTGATGTTGGTGGCGTAACATCAAGGCCAAACTTTACGCGAATCGCTTGCTGGGTTTCAGGATTAGCACCGGTAAAGTTTTTATCTTGCGCGGAAAACTTGTCAAAAATGGCCGCTTTAGTCGCCGCGTTAGCGTTGACATAGTTTGGGTCATTTAAAATCGAGGATAAATCGGCCATATGTGTCCTCTTATTGTTGCTGCAACAAAGGATTTGATGTATCTACATTTGCTACGTCAGAAGCGTTAGAAGGTGCTTTTCTTTCTAATTTCAAAGCAGGCAACTTATAAACTGTTGAAAGATTTTTATTTGTTCTTTCAACAACGCCTTGCAAATCTGAAACTTGTTTTCTAATTGCTTGAATTGGCACAGCAGTAGAAGAAAAATCAATTGGGTTGTTAATGACTGAATTGATGATTCGTTCATCACCACCATTCAAAACACCAAGATTGAATAGTTCTTTAGCAAACAACAAAGCCGCAGAATGCGCTTGGCCAAGTTCTGCTCGCCTTGTTGGATTTAACATGTCTGAAGATTTAAAGTTCTTCATTGTGTCTTGCATTTTTTCCAAAGCGTCATTTGTATTCAAAATACCCATGGCTTGCTTTGTGTATTCTGTAGGCGGTGTTTTGCCTTTGCCGGACACAGGCTGGCCAGGCACACGTTCGCCAGTTGCGGATGGCAATGCCATAGGAGCTGTAGGAACCGCAGGCGCAGTTTGATCAAGCACACTGGCCATGCCAGGTATTGCCGGCGCACGTTGACCAGGCAATGCAGCCTGTGGCTGACGCATCATGCTTGCAGCAGGCGCAGTTGCTGTCGGAGCGCTAGCAGGCTGAATGCCCATTGGGCCGTACACCACAGGAGTGGCCACGCCAGTTCGATTGTTAACAGCCAACAAACCATTTGCATCTTCATGGATGGTTTGATTAGGATTGGCTTTTTCCCAATTAAATTTCTCACGAGCAAGTTGGTCTGCAATGGTTGCAGTTTTGCCAATATTCATGCCAGCGATTGGTAGTCCGTAACCTGGCATCATTGGGTTATCTTGAATGTTGACAATGCTGCCGCCAGCTTCTTGTTGCCTAATTTTTGGCAACATGGCGCCTAATTGATCTTTGGCATCCAACAAACCCATTACTTTTTGAATACGGTATTGCTTGTATTCATCAGGTGTCATGGTTTGAATTTTTTGTGCTTCTTTTGAAGCAGTTGCAAAATCAAAATAACCTTGTTTGACGCCTTCGTTTAATTTTTCAATAGCAGCTTGTGGCGTTGATGCTTCACCCATGGACATCCATCCATGTTTAAGTTTATCTTGAGCCAACTTAAATTCTTTTTCAGTTGTTTCAATACCAGTTTTTTTAATATTTGCTTGTTTGCTTTCAGTTTCAAGCATTTTTGCTTGAATGTCCGGCAAAAGATGAGCTGCTCTAGATTGAGCAACATTGCTAAATAGCAATGTTTTATCAATAGCACCAGTTTCAGGATTTATTGATTTTTTATAAGCCTCGGCCAAATCAGTTTGTGCTAAATCTGCTCGTTGAGCAGAACTTAATTGATACTGTGCCAACGCATTTTGATTTTGCGCGTTTTGAATGGCCGCAAGTTGACCATATTGCGCCAACTGATTTGGCAATTCAATTGGTCTTACACCCAGAGCAATGTTTGGATCAATAGCCATAATTAACCTTCTCCGTACATTTGTGCTTCAAGTTGAGCGTTTGTTGGACTACTAGTGCTGCTTCTACGCAAAGCGTTCAATAAATTATTATTGCTTGTGTAATTCAAATAAGTGCCAAGGCCGCCAGTAAATGCGTTGGCCATACCAACTTGACCAGCCGCTTGAGCCGCTGCGCCACCAGTAATTAGATTACCCGCATTATTTGCGTAATTTTGACCAGCTTGATTAACTAAATTAGTCGATGTTTGACCGATACCAGCCAATGCGGCTTGACGGTTGTACAACTGATTTTCACGCGCTACGTCTGTGCCATAGCCAGTAAAAGCGCGGTTAAATGCGTTTTGATATTCTTGTGACGCCATGTCTTGACCATAACGCCCAGCGGCTTTTAGAGCGCCGCCGGAAATCAAACCACCACGGGCGGCGGCTTGGCGGTCAAGTGCTTTTTGTCCTTCAGACAAACGGAATGCGTAGCCTGGGTCTTGTTGAAAATCGCCCATGCCAAATTTAAACGCCGCAGGAACGTTGCCAGCGGTCTGTTGCATTACGCCTAACGCATTTATGCCTGCTTGTCGCCAAGGTTCTTGGTCTTGTCGAGTCTGTTGAAACTGTTGATTTTGAAGTTCAGCAGCGCGATCGGCGGCGGCAGCTTGTGTAGAAGCGGCACTTTTAGCGGAACTGCCGCCAAGCAAAGAACTTCCAATAATCGCGGCGGGTATCATCCAAGGCATAATTTACTCCTGAAGGCACTGGGCCAGTTCACGGGCTTGTGCGTTATCGCCAGCCACTATCAATACTTCATCAATTTCATCTGTATCGGTGCAATCGGTGGCGTGAATACAATACCACACAACATCTGTGAGCGATTTTACGCCATGATGTTTATTTGCTTCAATGGTTATGCACGCTGGCGCATGAATAATTTTGCGCTCGTCATTAACCATCAATTCAATTGAACCACTGGCAAGGATCGACAAATGGTCGAACTTGTGCTTATGTTGCACAAGAACATGCCCAGCAGGAATGCGTGTTTCCTTGGCATATACACCCGCGCTAAAGTGGTGTTCAATCATCAGGTCACCTCACGTCCAGAAACGCGAATGTTGATTGCGCTGGCTGTGCCTGCAATTGTACTAATAAAGTCGCCAGAGCCAAGCACCTGGCCAACCAGTTCAGGAAATGTGTAGACTTCAGACGCCTGCAATGTTTTGGTCTTAGTGATCAAGTTGGTGTTGCCAGCCGAGCCAGTCACGGTGACCAAGTTCACGCTGATCGTGGCGGCCGAGCCGCTGATGTTGGTCGCTGTGAACTTGTCGATGATGGCGGTCACACCAGTCGCTGTGTATTGAGATGTTTGCGCGTTCTCGGCATATTTAGCCGGTACGAGGACTTTGACGGTCACTGTCATGGTTTACTCCAAAAGTAGGACATTGTTAGGTACGTATTGTGTCATTATCCAGTTTGAGCCGTCAGACACAAGTGTTGCTGTATCGCCAGCAACGGCGGCAAGAATTGCCGTTCCAGCAGCACCGCCGACCAAAGGCACTACGTTTGATGAAGCCGAGACTAACGTCTGTGCTTGATAATTTTGAAAGCGCAAAATCCGACCGGTGTATGACGCCGCCGCAGGAAGCGTGGCCGTACAAGTCGAGCCAGACTTGTTGTTGATAATCCACAGATCGGTTGTCGCAACAAAAAAGTCTGCCGTTTTGGTGACCGGCGCAGAGACAGCCTGCTTGTTGTTAAACGTATTCCAGTCGGTCGATGTCAAGTAACCATTGACAGACGTTGTAGCCGCCGCCATGGAGATTGCTGGCGTTGTACCACCGCTAGACACGACAGGCGCTGTGCCGGTCACCGAAGTAACTGTGCCCGAGCCTTTGTTGTTGAACGTTGTCCAGTCAGTGCTGGATAGATAGCCATTGGCTGACGATGTGGCCATCGGAATGCTTAGCGTTCCTGTTGAGTAACTCAACGGCGCGCTGATCGTAGCGGCGGCCAGCGCGGTTCCGTTGCCGTAAAGCAAACCAGTAATGCTAGTAGTTAGGGTTAACGCGGGGGTTGCACCACCGCTTGATGTGCCTGCAAAACCATTTGCCGACACGACAGAAACAGCCGTGACAGTGCCAGAGCCTTTGTTGTTAAACGTCGTCCAATCGGTTGATGTCAAATAGCCGTTGGTTGAGCTGCTAGCGGCTGCCATCGAAATAGCCGGTGTCGTGCCACCAGACGACACGACAGGTGCTGTGCCGCTAACAGATGTGACGTATGTGCCAGCAGGCTGTTTGTTGTTAAACGTGTTCCAGTCAGTACTGGACAAATAACCATTAGTAGAAGTACTAGACTGAGAAATACTGATTGCTGGCGTTGTGCCGCCCGAGGACGCGATAGGCGCAGTACCAGTCACTGAGGTAACAGTACCGCCCGAACCAGTCGCTGATAACGTACCGCCTGCAAAGGCGACGCCGGAGCCAATTGTGACATTGCTAAAGCCGCCAGAGCCGTTGCCGTACAGAATAGAAGTGCCGCTGGTAGCTGGCGCTTTACTGTTAAATGTGTTCCAGTCAGTTGACGTCAAATAACCGCTTACTGATGTGGTGGCCGCTGGCATACTAATGTCAGGCGCAGTGCCGCCAGACGACACCACGGGCGCTGTGGCCGTCACGGCGGTTACTGTGCCTTGGGCGGGTGGAGGCAACAAATTAAGCGCCTCAATTTGCTTTTGCATCTCGGCTACTTGCGATAGTAATGCCGAGCAACATTGTTCAAGACCAGCCGCTTCAATTTGTTTTGTTAATTCAGCGCTTAGATCAACTGGCGGCGGCTGAGTGTCAACATTTTGTGCCAACGCTTGCAAAGCCGCGTTGTAAGACGCGATCAAAGATTCGGCGCTGGGGGCAAGTGCAGCATCGTCGTAAACAATTGTGGCCGCATTCATTAGCGACACAAAGAACAAATACCAGGCACGGTCAATTAAACCCGTGCGTGGGTCAATTAACGGCACTCGGGGTGGCGTGACTGGCGTTGGCGTAGCGTTAGGGCTAGGCATTTGTTGGACTCAAAATAAGTTCTGCGCCCATGATGGCAATTTTCACAGGGTCAGTGCCAGATATTTCATAAACGCGGTCACGCAACTTGGTGGTCATGCCAAGGCGACGCCAAATGACACGCTTGTAATACTGCCCAATTTTGCCCATAGATGACCAATGCTCGTTTGACCATGTGTGGCCGCCGTCATCTGAAAAGCGCAACATAACTTGAGGATCGTCACCTTGGCCTAAGTTGATGCCCACGCCAGATTCGCAATCAAGTTGCATCATGTGCTGAGCTGTGCGGTGCAAATTGTTTTGGCCAGTTGGCAACGCGCGCCATGAACGCAACCATTTTTGAATGCCACCGTTGTCGCTAAAGTCGTCGAGGTCAAAAGCGTAAATGTTGCCGTTTTCAAAATCGCCAATAACGATTTTGTTGTTAAACGCCATCTGGCAGTTGCCACGGTGACGAGTAAACGCACCATCGACAAAACCTGCACGCTCATGCCAGGCTTGTGTGGCGGCGTCATATACCCAAGTCGTATTAGCGCTAGGGAAAACCAATACATAAAAGCTATGGCCATCTTGTTGATAAGTGTAGCCAATAGCGTCAGACATATCGGCGTATTGTTGAATTTGCCATTCAACAGCATGTGTTGAAATACGGATGCCGGTGTAGCCGTTAGCGCGGTAGACAATACCTTGGCCACGGCGGTCACGGCCAAGCCAGAACAAACCATTGTCCATTTTGGCCACAGAATAGGGCGCGGCCAAGCCAAGTTCGTTAAACGCGCCTTGAATGCGCTGAAGCGGAAAATCAGTTGCGCCAGTGTCGTACCAAACTTCAATTGAGTTTGTGCCAAAGGCCCATACTTCACGGAAGTTGGATGCCACAGCGATCAGGCCGTCAGGCGAGCCTTCAGTGCTGGCAAACTCTAATGGGTTGATGGACGTACCGTCTAGCAGTTCAGTAATCCACATCTTTTGGCTGTTTGGCTCGTTGAACACAAAGTAGCCATCTAGATAACAGACAGTCACCGCGCCTGGAAAGTCAGGGTCAGTGATGGGGCCAAAGCCACCAGTTGTGTTGTTGTAGATATAACTGGGGCCGTTGCAAGCGATAAACAACTGTGTACCATTGTCAGACATGCTGACGGGGCCAGTGCCGCTTACAGAGCCGATTAGCGTGGCTACGTAGGCATTGTTGATCTTGTACAGCTGCGTGCCAGAAACAACAAAGCCAACGCCGTCATTGGACGAAAACGCCCACAGACCTCGGATCGGGCCGGTGCCAACGGTGTTGAGCAACTTAAGGCCAGGCGCGCGGTTCAGGAACGCAGGCTCTTTACCGGCCTCGGGAACAATTTCGGGAAATAGATTGACCATCCGAGCGTCTGCTGCATTGACGCTTCGGGTGACGTATGTAGAGCCAAGAATCGGCGTCTTCATTAGTAGTTACCGGCATAGATGTTGAAACGCTGGCGGTTAGCCACCAATGCGTAAGGCAGTGCCATCACATCATCAGGGTTGTTGATGCGCTTCAAGTCACGCTTAGAAGTCATTGCAATGCGCTGCACTTGTGGGCTTGGCTCAACGCCAAACTCAGGGGCAAACTCCATGGCCAAGTTGTATGTAAACGCGCGCAGATAGCCTGGTGGGTAGTACATCGCCGTAGACAAATCGGCGGGGTTATTCAACTCCTCCACCGAAATCATGTGCCATTCCAAAACCTGAGTAGGTTTAGGGTAAACAGTCAGTGTAATGTCAGGAAAGCCCATATTAACCCAGCAAACTTGCGGGTATGTGGATGTGACATTTTTAACGGCAATGCCATCGTATTGTTGTTGGTTGATAAACTTGATGCCATACGACACGCCATTAGGCGCTTTGTAATATGTTGCATCGTCCATCAGAATTGGACGGTTACCTACAAAATCACCAGTTGGACCAAGTGTGCGGCTAATCTCGCCAGCGGGCCATGAATAGACTTGATCTTGGGTAACAAATGTGGAAAGACGCTCTGTGTTCCACGAATCAATCATTTGATTGAGCGCCATCAAGGCGTCTTGAGATGTAGCCGCAGACGGCGTTTCACCTTCAGCAAGCACACCGAGAAGCCGAAGGGCGCGTTCGATTTGTTGGCCAGCGGTGTACGTTGTCATTTTTAAACCTCAGCAGTGGTTTTTCTACGGCGTTTAACTTCCAGCACATTCACGGGAGCCGCTTCAGGTTCAGAAGGCGTGTCTGGATTATAGCGAGTCCAGCCGTTTCGTTCATCCATTTCTGCCTCAAGTTCCATTGTTGCAACTTTGGCGCCGTGGATGGGGTGTACGAGTGTGACGTTCATAATTTAAAAATGGGGGTGATTAGCCCCCATTTGGTTTAGTTTGCGCCGTGGATGATGCAATAGTTGATCACAACAGCTTCGGACAGTGTACCGCCCGAAATGTTACGCAATGTAATGCTGACAGAACCAGTAGACAGCGCGTTGGCAAATACGTTGTATGAGCCAGGGGTCGCTTGACCACCAGAAATTGTCAAAATCACAGTGTCGTTAGCGCTAATCAAAGCGTTGTTCAAAGTGAACGTGGCATTCGTAGCTGTAGTCAACGAAGCGTTATTCATTGTGATACGACCGGCAGACTTGTCCAACGTAACCGCTGTGGACTTGCTTGTCAGTTGAGTCACAGTACCTTGAGCAGAGGCAGAGTAACCGATTTCTTCGGTTGCGTACATTGTGCTGAATTCGGGGTCCAGATATGCAACGCCAGTAGCTTTGGTATTTGACATGATAGTTCCTTAAAAATGAGGGCCGAAGCCCCCATTGTTTACTTCAAGAACGCTGAGTAAGCAGCGTCGCCGGTCTTTACGAAACGGTATGTGTATGAACCGAAACGTGGAACGGTAACAGAACCGAAGATCGTAATACCAGTACCGGCTGTAACAGTAAGGGTAGACGATGCGCCGCTGTTGTTGTTGTTGCAAATTGTCAATTCAAAAGCTGAACCAACTTTTGCGCTTGTGATATTTGCATCGATCAACGCTGCTGTGGGCAGAGTCACGGTCAATGCGGCATCACTGCCTTTATTGCAAACAAC